ATCATCTTCCAAGGCATGCAAAACCACACCGCTGACTCGATCAAGTCGCTCGAAGGCTATGATTGCGCCTGGGTGGAGGAGGCTCAGAGCTTGAGCCAGCGCAGCCTTGATCTGCTGCGCCCGACCATCCGCAAACCTGATTCCGAGCTGTGGTTCACGTGGAACCCGGCAAACGCATCCGATCCGGTCGACCACCTGCTGCGCGGACCATCACCGCCCCCAGGAGCTGTGGTGACCGAGGTCAACTACACCGACAATCCGTGGTTTCCCGACGTGCTGCGCAACGAGATGGAGTACGACAAGCGGCGCGACCCGGACAAGTACGCGCACGTCTGGCTGGGCAAATACCTGCAAAACAGCAGCACGCGCGTCTTTCGCAACTGGCGCGTCGAGGAGTTTGATGCACCGCCAGATGCAATCCACCGCCTGGGCTCTGACTGGGGCTTTGCATCCGACCCGACGGTGCTGATTCGCTGCCACATCATTGGCCGCAATCTCTACATCGACTATGAGGCTTACCAGGTTGGCTGCGAAATCATCGACACGCCTGATCTGTTCATGACGGTGCCAGAGTCTGAGAAGTGGCCAATGGTGGCTGACTCGGCACGGCCGGAGACCATCAGCCACATGCGCAAGCACGGATTCCCCAAGATCATGGCGGCCGTCAAAGGTCCGAAGTCGGTCGAAGAGGGCGTCGAGTGGCTCAAGTCCTACGACATTGTGGTGCACCCGCGCTGCGTGCACACGATTGACGAGCTCACGCTCTACAGCTACAAGACCGATCCAATGACTGGGCGCGTTTTGCCGATCCTTGAAGATAAGAAAAACCACGTGATTGATGCGTTACGATACGCCTGCGAGGGTATTCGTCGAGCAGCACCAAAGAAGCAAATAAACGTCACGCCATTGCCGAACGTGAACAAATGGTGAATAATTGTTGAAAATGAGGGCAAACTATGGCACGCATTTCTAAAGAGCAACGCCTGGCGACAACGCACGCCGAGGCTCTTGCTGACTTCGACACGATCCAATCTGCCCTGCGCGATGAGCGTCTGCAGTGTCTGCAGGACCGTCGTTTCTACAGCTTGGCTGGTGCTCAGTGGGAAGGCCCACTGAACGACCAGTTTGAAAACAAGCCCAAGTTTGAGGTCAACAAGATCCACCTGTCGGTCATTCGCATCATCAACGAATACCGCAACAACCGAATCACGGTCGATTACATCAGCAGAGACGGTGAACCTGAGTCCGACAAGCTGGCTGATACGCTTGACGGTCTGTACCGGGCTGACGAGCAAGACAGCGTGGCCGACGAGGCTTACGACAACGCTTTTGAGGAAGCAGTCGGCGGTGGCTTTGGTGCCTGGCGCCTTCGCACCGAGTACGAGGACGACGAGGACGAAGAGAACGAAAAGCAGCGCATTCGCTTTGAGCCCATTTTTGACGCTGACAGCTCGGTCTTTTTTGACCTGAATGCTAAGCGCCAGGACAAGGCCGACGCACGCTACTGCTACGTGATCTACTCGATGACTCGTGATTCCTACAAGGACGAGTGGGGCGACGATCCGACCGACTGGCCAAAGATCGTCCACCAGTACGAATTTGACTGGTGCACGCCTGACGTGGTCTACATTGCCGAGTATTACCGGGTCGAGGACACCACCGAGACCATCCGCATCTTCCGCAACATCGACGGCACCGAAGAGCGTTACAAGCAATCTGACTTTGCCGAGGACGAGAACCTCGAAGAGAATTTGCTGGCCATTGGCAGCGTTGAGGTGCGCCAGCGCAGGATCAAGCGTCGGCGCGTGCACAAGTACATCATGTCTGGCGGCCGCATCCTTGAGGACGCTGGCTACATCGCAGGCAAGTGCATCCCGATCGTGCCGGTCTACGGCAAGCGCTGGTTCGTGGACAACATCGAGCGCTGCATGGGTCACGTTCGCCTGGCGAAGGACGCGCAGCGTCTCAAGAACATGCAGCTCTCAAAGCTCGGTGAGATCAGTGCCCTATCTAGCGTTGAGAAACCTATCCTCACGCCAGAGCAGATCGCTGGCCACCAGGTCATGTGGTCTGAGGACAACATCAAGGACTACCCTTACCTGTTGATCAACCCGGTGACTGGTCCGAACGGTGAGACGCAAGTGACAGGTCCTG